GCATATGCTAACATGTCTATGATTACATTTAGATTTGAACCCTCAAAGTCATAGTCTTTAAATCTTTCTTGTCCTTTGAGATATGTCTTTATATTATCAGAAATCTTATCGAAGTCTAAATCTGTTGCTGTTATTTGTGAACTTTTAATTGCCATTATCGTACCCTACTTATTGTAAAATCTACTGTGTCTCTTCTCAAACCATTTTTAATTTGATATGAAATTTTTACATCTACATTGTTTCTGTTATTTTCACCTAATACAATATTAATATTTTTTATTCTAGGTTCTAGAGTCACCAAAGCTTCTGCTATATCCCTTTTTATGGCTTTACTTGAACCGACACCTTGTAATTCAAACAACATTGTTCTTAGATTTGCACCAAAGTTTGGTTTGAAAGGTCTTTCGTAATTATTTGTAAGTAAAATATTTCTAACTGACCTTTTAACTGCATCAGAATCTTTTTTTGTAGTGACATCTCCTGATATAGGGTGTGCTGTAAACAAAATATCTAAATCTGAATACTCATTTTTAATTGCAGTATTCGTTGAGTTTGGGGTTGTGTAATCTCTACTGTTTGCCATACATCTATTTATAACAACTAATAACCATTTGCGCCAACTGGTGGCGTGTTATCTGTAGAAACTGTTGGTGTATCGGTTGTATCAGTTTGTTTAGGTGTTGTCACTCCTGTAATATTTGGTGTTTTGACATTTATGTCAAAAGGAAATCCTAAGATTTTTAAAACATCACAAAATGTTAAACTTAAAAAACTAAATAATTTTTTTAATCCTATTTTATCAAAAAATTTCTTAACTTTCTTTACCCAATCCATTAAAAGTTTTTTCTGCCAGTTTTGAACAAAATCTTCCATTGCGAGTTTCATTTCTAATACTGCCTCTTCTAAAGACTTTGCCTCTTCTTTAACATCACCAATGATTGATTTTATACTAAACCCAAAGAGTGAAAAGTTCATTATCTTATCTCTAATTGTTGTGCCTAGTTCATCTAGTTCTGCTTGAATTTCTGCAACTCTTTCATCTGACACTAAAGGGTCTTCTAATTCTTTTAATAGTTTCTTTCTCTTTTCATTAAGAGTTTCTACTATAGCATCTATTAATGCACCAACATCTGGTTTAGTAAATAAAGCTACGAGACCTGGTAATTTTAGAGCATCCCATATTTCGTCAAACAAATCTATGAGTGCCCCAAAAGCCGCATGTAAACCATTTGTTAAGAATTCTTGTATCTTAGTTTTGATATACTGCCATGTCATCTTTGCTTTCCATTCATCACACTTGACACCAAACTTAGCATCAAACCCTCTAAGTTTCTCTGGTATAAATGCAAAAAATTTATCGATGATTTTACTTTTACTTTCCATCAACTCTTGCATCTTCTCTTCATATTCATCAAAACTTATTTTATCATTTTGAAAATCTTCTTGAAGTTCTGCTAGTTTCTTTTTGAAATCTGGAGTAATACCACCAATTTGGTCTTTCAATGTTTGTTGATATTCTTTATTAAAGATTTGAGTTATGTCAATACTTAAACCCATAATGCTTATAGTCAAACTTATTGGAGTTAATTTAGAAACTAATTCTGCAATCTTTGTCGGTATATAAAGATGAAACTCTTGAATCAATTCTGTAATCGCATCATTAGCTTCTTTACGCCAATCTCTTACAGTTCCTTTTTCCCAATATGGCGATAGTAAATCGCCAAGGTCTTCTATGAACTTTTCAATGTCCTCGATTGTATCTTCTATTTCTTGTTTTGCCTCTTCTGTTATCTGGTCACCAACTTGAACTAAAAATACTCTAAGGTCACTAGGTATTTTTGCAATATCAGTTATACCATTGACTAAATCGTCTTTAGTAGGTAAACTAAAAATGTCATCTGTCGGGCAAGGAAATGAACTTGGTATCGCTGGTATTGGAACTGTCATTATGAATTAAAACCAATTGTGTTACCATATGCTTTGATTATAGGTGATGTAAGCGATATTTGTTTTTTAGATGTTATGTTTGCTTTACCTGTGACTTGAATCTTTGCATCACCTTTAACTACTACTTTAACATCACCGCCGACAAACACTTCATCATTCTTACATATGACTGTATATCTATCATTTACTACTCTATGAATTTCATTACCGTCTTTATCTATTTCGTAAAATGTCCCTGTTCTATGTTCTACTGATATTCTCTCATTGTCTCTAGTATCATCTAATTCTACTATGTGACCTGATTCAGTATAATGTGCTTTGTTGTATGGGTATAATGGTGTTGCATTTGATTTAGCACCATCAATAATTGAACTCATATCTCTAGAATCATACTTCGCATCACCTGTTGTAAATACATTTAAGTCTGTTGCATCTTTAACTAAAGGGTAATATGGTAATGTTTTGTCTGCCTCTGTAAATTCTTCTCTAACTGAACCTGTGCCATCATATTTGATGTTTGGATTTTTTAGTAAATGAGGTGCAGTATCTAATGATGAAGTAAGTTCGTTTGGTCTATTAGGCGCACTTGGTGGATTTAAACCATCTGCTGTGCCTGAGTATTCTGCCTGAGTTTTTCTTCTTGGGTCATTGAAACCTTTATCTACACTTCTTAATAAAAGTTCATCTGTAATTGTTTCTTTATAACCTTGTTGAGATATACCTTGTTGAACACCTAATACAACAAAGTCTTGCATATCACCATCTCTAAAGAAACCAAAGACTGTTGTGCCTTCTACTAAATTGTGTTGATTACCAAACCCACCTAGACCAGCAGTAGATGCTGGCATGATAACATGAGACCAAGGTAAGTCTGGTGTTGCAATATCACCCTTATTGTCTGTATGATATCCGTGAACACGAACTCTCACACGACCAATCTTCAATGGGTCATTTCTATCTTCTACTATGCCATAACAATAATTTATCATAATTTTTCTGGTCCAACATTATCTTCTTCTTTTGGTTTATACTCTTTTAAGTCTACGCCATAACTTTCTTTTATACATTGCATTGTGATTGTGCCAAAGTTTTCGATAGGAGATATACTGTAAGTAATCTTACCTATTAAAAATCTTCCGTCCATCATCTTATCACTAGGTGTAGAATCGGTCTTCATTTCTGGTGTTGGTATATCTAAATTAACAACTGTGCCTACAGATATATCACTTCTAAATGGTATAGTCGCACTTAACAAACTTTGTTCAAACAATGATAACAATGCTTGTCTTTCTAAATCACCTGAGTCTCTATATTCTTGTCCTTGTTGTTGTGTGATTTGTTTGCCCTCTGATGCATCAATTAACTTCGCCTCATCTGAAAAAGCATTAGTCATATTAACTCTATACAATATCTTTGAATCATATGATTGGTCTGGTGGTAAATCTACAAACTCTTCTGATATATCTGGACTTTGTGTAGATGAAACTAACTCACTTGCTTTAAATGTAGTTTCGTAATCTGATGGTCTTATCATAGGATGAGAAGATACATGACCGTCTTCATTACCTCTACTAAAAACATCTGATATAGAATATATTGTTTCTTCTTCTAGTTTTCTAACAGGGTCATAAGTTTTTAATTTAGATGCATATGCGCCATGAACTAAACCTTTCATAGTGTTAAATCTTTGTGGTTGTTTGTATCTTAGTATTTGTGTATTTAAACCAGAACCTTCTTTATTAATATCTTCATCTGTTTGGTCTACATTATTTCTAGGCAAAAATGAAAATCTTAAAGGAAACTCTCTTGATGTCATACTCTGAAAACTATCAAATCTAAATTCACCATTTAATGTCTGATAAAAGAACATACTATTTTTGAATGTTTTATTGCCTTTAAATTCTGCTGTATCACAAACAAATTTTATAAACTTATTTACATTCCAATTAGGAACTATAAACTGATTGTGTTCTGGTTCTGATTCGTCCCATTTATCAAATGCAGTCTTTGGTAAATTTTTAAACCCAGCGTTTTCTTGCAATACTTTCAATAACATTCCTGAGTATGTGCCACGAAGAGTTTTGCTTAATCTTGTCTTGTGACATGTGAAAAATTTTGGGTCTATAAAATGTAAAACATATGTTTGAATATTTTGATTATTTCTATTTACATCTGTCACACTATAGACTCTAAAAACTTTATCTATAGAAAATTCTGGTCTAGAAAACTCGCCTTGTCCTTCTACTTGTCTTATTTTGATTGTGAGAGATTCTTGACCTGAGAGTTTATAATTTTTTAATATATTAAGACCATCAACTATAGTGATACGACCAGATAAAAAATGTTTATCTATTCCTTCAAATATTGTGATGTTGTTGCATAACCCTAATACATCAACAGATTCTTTTTCTGAATTGACTATTGATAGTGAGTCAACAACAAGTTCGCCTTGTTGAACATTGACTGTCATGATTTCATTACTTGTTCAAATCTTCTTACAACATTGCTGATAATGTTTGGTGAGATGATTTTGATTTTTCTCTTTGCCTCGTTTTTTTCGAATTCGTCATCATATAAAGTTACCGATGTATAACCTGATGACTCTTCATTCTTTCTTAAATTTCCATTCTTGTAATATGATACACCATCTCTATGATTTACTACTGATACTGGTGTAAATGATTTAGTTGATACTGCACCTGTTATTGTTTCACTTGCAACAAATCCTTCTCCGTCTATTGCAATTCTTTTCTTTTCGGGTTCAACTAATATAACTCTGCCTGTTCCTGATGCACTTGTCACTTTCTCACCTAATAAAAATTTATTTGATGAATCAGTTGCACCAGTTTTTCTAGCAACTATGTCTGTTGATGCATTTGCGATTGCAATTTGTCCTGGATATTTTTTATCTATATATCTCTCAAATGTGTTTTGGTCTTTATGCCAATCATAATAGTTTTCAAAATCATTTACTAGATAAAATGTCCAATGTAAGTGTGGACTGCCGTATAACTTTGTTGAAACTACATCTGGTCTATCGCCATCTGCTATCTCATAAGTTGTGTAATTAATAATAGAGGATACTGCTTCTTGTTCTATTTTAGATTTACGAAAAAAATCTTTGATGTAAATGACTTTACCGTCATCCATCTGATACTGTATTTCTGGAAAGTTTGTAAAAAATCTATCTGCCATGATTAACCATCCTCGTCATTATAAAGGTCTGCATTTCTACTTTGCCTATCTAGTAATGATGAATCATCTTGAACCCCTTTAACAAGATTACTAATAGCCTGATAGTTACCAAGAGTCATAGTTTTGATTTCTAAGAAGTTAAGTGTTAATTGAATATGAACTGGTTGACCATCTGCAAATGTTGAAAACTTTTGACCGCCTGTATAATCTACTTGTGCATTTGTGCAAACAGCTGGCAAAAAACCATCAATCTTACTTCCTAATGGTCCTTCGAAAGATATATCAAATACATTAGGATAATTAAAGTAAGAGGCATTAGTTTCTACTTCCGTTACCGCTTTTTCAAGTTCTCGACCAAAAAGACCTGTATCTTCTTCATAAGATGCCTCTTCTGTTTGTTGGTCTTGTTTATTACCTTTGTAACCAAATAATGCTGATAATCCCTCAGAGTATGCATCTGGTAGCATAGAACTTCTAAATGTGTATATAATTTGATTTACTTTCTCTGCCTCTTCTCTTGATTTAGGCCAGAAGTCAAATGTAAAATCCCATGACCTAAAAGGAATACCTGATAGCAGTTGTTCTTGCATTGGGTTAACAGCACGACCTTCTTTTAAATTTGATAAACCACCTGTCATAGCATTGGCAGTTTGTTGAATAAATTTTGTGGCCTGTTTATTGAGTTGTTCTCCCATTTGACCGAATCCATCTCCTGCACCACCCTTTTTAAAAGATTCGACAACTTCATTCAAAGCTCTTGCGATAGGACTTACGCCGTCTGCCTGATAAGTCACAACTGATTGAGATATAAGGGTATCAGGAACATAAAGTGCTACACTTCTTTGCATATGAACATCAGCTCGACCTCCGCCTCTATCTCTTCTAGGTCTAATGTTAAACAATATATAATTTGTTAATTCATCATGAAAAGGATATATTAGTTGTGGCGCCGACTCTTTAGGTCTTCTTTCGGCATAGTTTTTTCCTATTCCTTGAACACCTAAATTACTCTGTAAACTTGTTCTTCTTGCATCTAATAATGTTTGTGCCTCATTTTGCGCTTCACCTAAAGCGTCCATGGCGGTGGTATAATTAATTGATTGTATTTTACTTTGAATACCTTTTAAACTGTTAATGGCCTGTTTCGCCTTATTGAATTTGCTGATTAGTTTATCTATATACGCCATAAATAGTCCTATTATTAAGATTGATACAGTTATTTATGTCATATAGTGGAAGGTTCAAACCGAAGAATTACAAAAAATACAAAGGAGAC